TCGAAGGCGTCACATTCACCGACGGTGTCGCCGAGAACGCCACCGAAAACCGCGCCGCCTGATCAGGCCGCGTCACCCATAATCCCGCATAGCTCGCCAAAGGGTCACCGCTGGCCCCGTTTCCAGTCGTCGAGTCGGGCGTGGATGGTGACGGCGATGCCGATCAGCGCGATGGCGATCAGCACCCAGCGCAGGGTGTCGAGATAGGGTACCAGTGGCTGGATGGTGGACTGCGTCACGGCAAGAACGTCCTGCAACACTTCGACCCCTGCCGCGCCGAATGTAGCGGCACCCGCCGCACCCCCACCGCGCAGAGTGCGGCTTTCCGACAGGACTTCGCGCGCGGGCGGCAGTTCCGGAGCGAAGGGCACCGCTCGCGCCGGGAACGGATCGCCCCAGGACCGGGCGGGCCCAAGGTCGATGTGAATGAAGCCCGACCGGGGGTAATAGCCAAAGCCGAGGAACCCGACTGCACGGGCCGCCGCCTCGAAGGTCACCGGATCGTGGTTCGCCATGGTGATGTCGAAGGCGGTGGCCTGCATGTGTTTCGAGGCCGGAGCACCGTCGACGGCCCGGTTGTGTTCCGGGCTGCGATAGGCCGAGCGGATGATCAACGGTTTGCCCAGCCGGTCGCGCAGGGCTTGCAGCTTGTCCATCGCTTCGGTGTTGATCTTGATCGCGCCGGTGCCGCGGCAGGCGATTTCGGCGGCCGAGAAGTTCGGCCAGCGCCAGGCAGTCGCGGGCACATCGCGCCAGTGGGGGTAGGTCAGGGTGGGCATGGTGGATCCTCCAGATGAAAAAACCCGCCTCGGGGGCGGGGGACATGGTCGTGGTGCTGGTATCGTTCGTCAGTCAGTCGGATCGGCCGCGCTGGAAGGCGTCGAAGAGCATGTCCCGCATCGAGCGGATGTCGGTTTCGATCCGGTCGAGGCGGTCGCCATCGACCTTGCGATCTTCGCTGCGCTGGCGGTCGATGCGGTCCCGGTCGGCGATGAGTTCCCGGTCGAGGCGGTCCAGCAGGGCCTCGTTGGTAAACGCTTTGCGCGTGATCGCCGCGATCAGGGCCATGGTGCCGCCGATCAGGGCGGTGAGCGCGGCGGTGATCCCGTGGTCCCGAAAGGCCCGCGCGACTGCGTCGGCGAGAGTGGTCTGGTCATCCATCATGGTCCTTTCCGGCCACGGTGCGTGGCGCTTCAGTAATCCGTCTCGACGTAGACGCCGGAGCAGTCATAGGCGACGGCTGCGGCGGTGCTGCCGTTGTTGAGGTAATTGCGCGGGCTCAGGAGCTGAGTTGCTGCGGGCATGTCGGTGGTGATTGTCGCCTCGGCGACCGCGCCCGAGACCTCCTCGACCACGCGGATCCCCACCGCGCTGTCGTTCGGGGCCGCCGCGATGTAGAGGGTCAGGACATTCGTCGTGCTGGCCACAGGGAAGCCCGCGCCGAGGTCGATCAGCGTCGGCGCGCCTGCGCCGTCGTTGTGGACGATCTGCCAGTTCGCATGGGTGCCACGCTCGAACCCTATGCCCAGCGCGTTGACGACGGCCGAAAGGGTGAGGGTCGTGGAGAGCGCCGCGACCGATCCGATCAGGCCGAAAAAGCCCATGCCGGTCGGTTGCAGCGTGACCATCGACAGCCGGTTCACATAGGTGAAGCCGCCCAGACCCTCCGCATTGCTGCGCCAGCAGACCCATCCGGCCGAGCGTTCCTCGGCCACTGCCCCGGCCGTGGCTGCGGAGGTCATCCGCCAGCGACGCATGGAGGTGGAGAGGTTGGTCGTGGCCAACGTCGGCGTCGCCGCCGTGCCGACGGCCGTGCGCGGCATGCCGTTGGTGTTGATCGTCGTGCTGGTCGAAGGCGCCCATGTCGCGATCCGGTTCACCCCGAAATGCGGCTGGAGCGGGAAGTGGCGACCGGAGGGGCGTTCGACATCGAGCCATCCCATCCCCGCGCGGTCTCGGGCATAGAGCGCGAGTTTGCCTGCGGGCGGCGGCGAGGGGACGGCATCATGGGCGGGCAGGACGACCGGTTCGGCCAGTTCGACGCGACCGTTGGTGCGGTCGACCTTGAATGCGTCGAAGAAGGCAGACCCATCCGGGCTGACCTTGAAGCTGAAATCGTCATTCCCGAGCAACCCGATCAGCGCGCGGGCCGAGAAGCCGGTCTTGAAGGCAAAGGCCGCGTCATTCCCGGTCGTAGCCTTGTTGACCGTCGCCTCGATGCCCGCGCCTGCGTTGTTCAACAGCACGGCCGGGGTGTTCACCGACAGCCGATTGTAGCTGTCGGCCGTCGCCCCGCCGAGGCCAAGAAGCTGCGCCGTCAGGTTCGCCTGGGGCATGCCGACCTGCGTGACGGCGTTGGCGAAGGTGACGGTGGGCGTGTTCACCACCGTTGTGCCGCCCGCCCCGGCCGTGGCCGAGCCGATGTTGACGACCGTGGTCGATCCGGAAGCGCCGCCAGTCCCGAGGTTCACCGTCTTGGTGATGCCGGTGGTCGTCGCACCAGTGCCCATCCCATAGGTGGCCGTCGTCGTCGCCGTGCCGATCGAGGCGCTGGCGGCCGAAACAGTGACGGTTCCAGACGCCGTGAGCGTCCCAGAGAAGGTCTTGTTGCCGGTGAAGGTCTGGGTGCCTGCAAGGATCGCCAGTTCGGACGAGGTGTTCGGCAGGGTGAAGCTGCGCGTGGTGCCGGTGCTGATCCCCGCCAGCGAGAAGGTGGCCTTCTTTGTCGGGTCCGCATCGTTCACCAGGCTGAAGACCGCGTCCGAGACATCGCGCGGCTCGCCCACGACCTCCCAGACGCTGCCGCTCCAGACGAGGAACAGGCCCTCGGCTGCGACCCAGACCAGCCAGCCGGTGCGCGGCACCAGCCGGATCCACGCGCCGTCAACCCAGAAGGCCACGTTCAAGTCCCACCCAGCCCAAAGGCCGGTGGCGCCCGAGGCCACAAGATGCCGGTTCCCATCGGCGGGGCTGGTGGGCGGGGCCGTCCGCGTGCGGTCGAGAACGGAGAGCTGAACCATGGCGTCGAGCAGGCGCAGCGCCTCGTTGTGCGTGACATGCTTCTGCGCCTGCGCGGCCAGAAGGTATGGCAGGCCCAGATGGGTCGTAGTGTCAGACATGGGGATTCCCGTGGATTGGGATCAGAATTGCAATGTGACCGCGGCGGGGGTGCCGCGGCCGAGGCGGTTCGAGAGCTGGTAGATGCGGATCGCCAGCACCTGGCCGGGCGCGAGCGGCGCGCCCCAATCGGCGGTCTGCTGGGCGGCGGTGTAGAGGACGGAGGTCGTGATGCTGGTCAGCGTGCGCCTGACGGTCGTCCCGTCGAGGATCTGCACATCGTAGCTTTCCACGTCTTCGGCCAGCGGCACCTCGACCTGTTCCCAGGCATCGGCAACCAGCGCGCGGGATCGCCGCGTCCAGCGGATGGTGAGATCGCCCGAGCTACGAGCCGTTCGCCATGGCTGCTCGACATGGACCGTGGCGAAGGGAACAAGCCCCCGGCCAGTGGGGGTGAAGCCCAGCGCGGCATAGCTTGCATCACTGACCGCCCGGGCGGCCGGGCCGACACGCCAGTTCCACGGTAGTCCGAGATCGGCCTCGGCGATGGGTAGCGAGGCCAGCGTCGTGTCAAGCACCACGCCCCGCGCCCCGGCCGGAGCCGGATTGCCCATCGCTTGTTCCGTCCCGCGCTGGCCGCGCAGGAGGCGGGTCAGGCGATAGCGGCCGGGGGCGATCAGTTCGGCCGCGCCCGCCTGCACGATCTCCCACCGGCCAGCGGCACTCTCGACCGCAAGCGCATTGGCCCCGCCGAATAGGGCGACGTCCGTTACGCTTTCCAGCGTGCCTGACAGCAGATCGACCACCAGCGCGTTGCCCAGATCGAAGCGGGAGGTGGGACCGGGAAAGAAATCGAAGGCCAGCGTGCCGATCCGGGCCCGACTGCCGAAGGTGGTCAGCAGATTGAAGCCATCCGTGGATGCGCTGCGGAACACTGCGATCTCGCCGGGCCAGGGGCTGGAATGGGCCGCGATCAGGGGGCGATGCGAAGGCTGGTCCTCGGAAATCTGCGGCAGGTCCAGCATCACCACCTCAGGCGTGCCGAAGACGACGGGGCTGGCTAGTGACGCCGGGCGGGGATCGCCGGGCGGCAGATCATAGGCGGCACGGTCCTGGCGCACCGCCTCGATCCCGCGTGCTTCGGCATCGGCTACGGACACCAGCCGGAACTCGACCTCCCGGCCGTCATGCGCGAGCCGGATCACGTCGGCTGGATCGAGGGCGAGGCGTGATGGCGGAAGGCGGAAGCTGGCGCTCTCCCGGCCGATCCAGGCTTCCATCAGCGCGCGGCGGCAACGGCGCTCGGCCTCCTCGGGCGGGATCGCCATCGGGAAGCTCTCGGAGGCGATCCGGGTGGTGTCGACTGTGATCCTCCGCGCTTCTACCAGCGCGGCATCATAGTCCTCGTCCGCTCGCGCGACCTGCCACTTCAGCGCCTGCGGCAGTTCCGTCTCCTGCGCGCGAACCAGTTCCAGCGCCTCGCCTTCACGGCTTGCGACCAGATCGTCGATGGACAGCGTGGCGAGCGATGCCCGGCCGCGCATGACAAAGCGGATCACGCCCTCGGTCTCTATGGCATCGAACCCGAAATGCCTTGCCAGCGTGGAAATTGACACGCGCGGGCTTTCCAGCGCGCCGATCACATAGCCTTCGACCGCGCCCCAGAGGCCGGAAACGTCGATCAGGCTTTCCGCCAGCCCAGCGCGCAAACAGAGGTGGCGCACGAGGGCTGCCAGTGACACCGCACCAAGCCGCCCGGTCAGCCAGTGCCCGAGCCGCCAGTTAGGGCCGTCCGTCCAGACACCGGTCAGTTCGGGGAAGAATGGATAGGGTCGCGCGTCCCAGGTCCATGCGGCGCATTCGGGCACATGGACCATCCGGCCGCCATAGATCGCCGATACGGGATTGTTGGCCGGGGTTCCCCACCAGAGGTAACTTGCCTCCAGATAGGCACGCTGGATCGCGTCATCGCGCCAGCCACGGGAGAAATACGGGGTGAAGCTCTCGGACGACTTGGGGTCGAAGAACACGTTCGGCTGGTTCGTGCCCCGGTCGATGGCCGGGCAGCCCAGTTCCGTGAACCAGACGGATTTCGACTGCGGCACCCATGCGGTGGGCGTACCGCTCTCCACCCCACCGGGCCGGTTGAAATGCGGGTTTGACCACCAGGCGCGCAGATCCTTATAGCGGAAGACCCAGGGCTTGCCTGCGGCACCGTCCGTGATCGGCGTGCGGATCTGCGCCGAGCGGTCGGCGACGCTGGCGTAGAACCAGTCGAAGCCCTCGCCACCCGCGATGTTCGCCTGCAGGTAGGCCCGGTCATGGATCGCGGGCCAGCCTTCAAGGGCATCGGCATGGTCGAAGCCGTCGCGCCAGTCGGAGAGCGGCATGTAGTTGTCGATGCCGATGAAGTCGATGTTCGCGTCCGACCAGAGCGGGTCCAGATGAAAATAGACGTCGCCGCTGCCGTCGCCGGGCTGGTGACCGAAGTATTCCGACCAGTCGGAGGCATAGCCCACCTTGGTACCTGGCCCGAGGACCGCCTTCACATCGGCCGCCAGTGCTTTGAAGGCCGTCACGGCCGGATAGGCACTTGCGCTGGACCGGATGGTGGTCAGGCCCCGCATCTCGGTGCCGATCAGGAAGGCGTCGACCCCGCCCGCGACGGCGCAGAGATGGGCGTAGTGAAGAATCATCCGGCGCAGGCCCCAGTCACCTGCGGGGCCCGTCCAGCTGACACTGTCGCCCGACACGGCGAATTGCGCCGGGGTGGCCGCGCCGAAGAAGGCTGCGACTTGCGTTGCGGCGGCGGCGGTCTTGTCCGCCGTCCCGGCATAGCCTGCGGCCGGGGAACAGGTGATCCGCCCGCGCCAAGGGAAGCTGGGCTGACCCGGCGTCGCGGCATTCGCGCTGTAGGGGTTCGGCAGCGTGTTGCCGGGCGGGACGTCCATCAGGAGGAAGGGATAGAGGGTGACGCGCAGCCCACGCGCCTTCATCTCGCGGATCGCCTGCACCACCGCGAAGTCGGCAGGCGTCCCGCCATAGACCGGACGGTCCTCGGCATCTCGGCTGACGAGATGCGCGTTCGCCCGTGCCACGCCATTGACCGACCAGACCTTCGGGCTGGTGACCTTGGTCGCGACCTCGACGCCCGGCTTGATCGTGCAGTTGCCCGCGCGCAGGTCATTGCCGAACCATGCGACGACCAGGCTGACGCTTTCGACGGCCGGGGCCATGGCCTGCAGCCGGTCCAGCGCCACGACGATGTCAGCCTCATCGGGCAGCGCGTTCAGGTTCTCGGCCGAGGTGGTGCCGCCGGTGGTCTGGCCGAAGACCGTGGTCGTGGCTCCCACGGTCTTGCGGACAGCTTCGGTCGAATAGGTGAACTCACCCGAGGCCGGGATCATGGTGACGGCCTTGACCAGCCCCTCAGCGGTGTCGGAATCCGCCAGAGGCCTGAAGACCTCGAAGGACAGCTGCGGCAGGCGGTTGCCGTAGGTGGAAAGCGGCAGTTCCTCGAAGACGACATATGCCGTGCCGCGATAGGCCGGGGTATTGGCCGCCCCCATCTTCGCCGCGATGAACGGATCGGCCGTCTGGGTCTCGTTGCCCGGATACCAGCGCCAGGTGATGCCGGTCATGTCGAGCGGCTTGCCGTCGGCCCAGATGCGGCCGATGCCGGTGATTGGGCCTTCACACAAGGCGACAGTGAAGGACGCATAGTACAGATACTCGGTCGTCTGGACCCGGCCGCCCCCGCCGCCCTTGCCGCCACCCTGCGTCGTGGTCTTCGTCTCCTCGCGGAAATCGGTCGCCCAGATGATGTTGCCGCCAATGCGCATGCGGCCGTGGAGGCGCGGGATGATCGCGCCTTCCGTGGCCGAGGTGATCCGCAGGGAATCCAGCCGCTGGCCCTCGATCTTCTGCGCCGGGGCCAGCGAAGACACGATCCAGCTGTCAACCACCGACCCGATGGTCGATCCGATGAAGCCGCCGATGGCTGCGCCAGAGAAGCCGAGGATCGCGCCGCCGAACGCCCCGCCGATGGCGGAACCGACAGCGCCGAGGACGAGCGTGGCCATGGGAAAACTCAGCGTGCAGGGAACAGGAAGGCAAAGGCGATGCGCCGCCGCCATGCGGTTGTCAGCGGTTCCTCGATCACGCCGAGGCGTTCGTAGGCGTGAAGCAAGGTGTCGGGGCCGGTGAGAATGCCCACATGCTTGGCGATGGCGCGGGGCATCATGCGGAACAGGATCAGCGCACCGGGCCCAGCCTCGGATGGATCCAGTTCCAGCATCATCCGTCTCGCGCCGTCGGCCAGCACCTCGCGCGGCCCCGTCTCACCCCAGTCTCGGCTGTAGGGCGGAATGGGAAACGGTTCCGGCCCCACCACCTCGCGCCAGATGCCGCGCGCGAGGCCGAGGCAGTCGCAGCCGACCCCGCGCAAACTGGCCTGGTCGTGATAGGGCGTGCCGAGCCAAGACCGCGCGACAGCGATGACGATTGCAAGATCAGCGGTGTTCAAAGCACCGCCCCCTCATGGCCACCATCCTTCGTCGCATAGCGAAGGAGTGCGTCCTGGCCCGGGATGTGCGGGAATCCCCGGAAGTTGGCGACGTTGGCGAACTTTGTCCCGCAGGTCGCGATCCGCTTGTCGCAGCCCGCCCGGACCACGAAAGCATCCGTCGCTGTGAACGGGCGCACCGGTGCTTCCAGCAGGGTCAGGATCGCCACCCCGTCGACGAGGTCGTGCGACAGCACCTCGATCCGCCGCCCGGCATTCGCACCGGTCGACCATTCCACCAGACCGAAGGCAAACCAGCCTCCCGGGAAGGTGGCGAGGCCGGATGCCGTGAAAGCTCGGTCGCGTAGCACATCGATCACCGCGCCGCTGCCCTTGAAGGCCGGGGCCTCGAGGTTCACGCTGCAGCGCGGATCACCCAACGCTGCATCGCAGCTGGCCTGGAACGTCCTCCCGACCGTCTGGCCGAGCACATGGGCGAGGCTGCGCACTTCGGCCACGAAGGCCAGCCGCCCGCGCCGGATCTGGCCGATGGCCCCGCGTCGAAGGAGTACGCGCTGCGCCGGGGCCGACCAGTTCACGCGCCAGACCTCGACTGCCGCATTGTCCCATCGGCCATCGAGGATGTCGGTCTCGGTGATCCGGTCCGACGACAGTACCCCTTGGGCATCCTGCGCATCGACGGACAGGTCCGACCCCGAGCGCACCTCGGAGGCGGTCAGACCGCTTTCCGGTTCGAACTCGGTGTCGTCAAACGACAGCGTCCGGTCGTGGTCGGTGAAGCCAAAGGTCACGCCGTCCGCCCGCGTGATGCGCCAGCACCAGGCAAGTGTCGTGGTGCCTTCGTCAAGGTGGGCCTGCAGCGCCGGGTTCAGGGACTTCATGTGCGGATTTCCACGAGAGGGATCGAGGTGATCGAACCGAGGCGTTCGAGATCGAGGGTGACATCGAGGGCGTCGGTGTCGAAGCGGACGGGGACGTCGAATTCGAAGCCTGCGGTGATGGCGACGCCACTGGCGGGAGCCGTGGTGAAGGTGATGAGGCCGGTCGTGGTGGAAATTGACCAGCCGGAAGCCTGGGGCGTGCCATTCAGGGCGATGGTGACGGTTCCAGCGACGGGTTTGGTGATGGCCCGCGTCCAGGACTGCGCGCCGGAGGTGTATCGCTTCGTGAGTTGATACAGGGTGGCCGCCCCGTTGCCGGTGCCGATGGGCTGGTTGGTCGCCCCTGGCGTCTGCGACGGCAGGCAGGACTTGAAATCGGCCCAGTCCTTGAAGCGGAAACCATGCAGGCGCCCGTTGCGGGCCTCGAAGAAGGCGACCACCGCTGCCAGATCGTCGGCGCGGCGGATGCCGTAGGCGACGCCATAGCGGCGGCGGCTGTTGGCCCAGCTGGCGTTGCGTTCCTCGGCCCCGGAGGCCAGTTCGATGATCTGCGTGCGTCGTTCAGGGCCACCGCGCGCCCCGCGGCTGATGTTGTCCGGAAACCGGACCTCGTGAAATGCCATGGCTGATCCTCACATGCCGCGCCGACCCAGCGACACAGCGCGGGCGATGTCGCTGGCGACCTGCGTTCGCGACTGGCGAAAACTCTCGGCGTCGCGGGCGTTGATCGTGACATTGACAGTCGAGCCACCCGCCTGGCCGTACCCAGCCGCCTCCTGGCGCGAGAGAACCCGCTCGCCGCGTTGCAGGATCGCGGGAACCTCGTCGGGCCGCAGACCAGCCCAGCCGCCGGAATGCATGCGCGGCGCACCTGCAAAGGTCAGCGCCGGGACCATGCGTCCGGGACCAGGGGCACCGACCATCCCGCCCGCATGCAGGATGTTCGCGAAGATGCCGCTTGCCCCGCCCAGCGCGCCGGAAAGGGCGTTGGCGATGGGACCGAGGATGAAGCGCCGGGCGGCGAGCTTCGCCAGATCGGCGATCATCGAGGTCACCAGATCGCGGAAGTCGAGCTTGCCGGTCTTCACGAAGTCACCGATGGCGTTCTCGGCGCTCTGGAAGGCCCCGACCAGCGCGCTGCCGATATCGCCGCCAATGTCGCGCGCCCTCGCGGCATAATCGGCGAGGGCCGCCGTGACCGCCTGCCAGCCGGTGAGGGCCGTGTCCGCACCCTCGGCGGCCGCAGCCCCGGCGTCCCGCGCGGCACCTCCCGCGCCATCGGCGGCGGTGGCAGTGTCGTTCAGCCCAGTGGTCAGGGCATCGGCCGAAGCGGCTGCATCGGCAAGTGCTGTCTCGGCCTCGGTCCCTGTGCCGGTGACGGCATCCTTCAGCGCCTGCCAGCTGGCGAGCGGCCGACCCGCGGCATCAGCCAGCATCCCGGCCGCTTCGCGATAGCCATCGGCCCGGGCGCGGGCGTCATCGGCCATGGCGCCGAGGCCAAGATCGGGCGGTTCCAGATAGGTGCGTGACAGCGCGGCAGAAAAGGCGTCCGCCGCCGCAGCCCCTGCGGCCGTTGCCGCGCCTTCAAAGGGATTGCCGATACGCCCCAGCTCCACCGGATCGAGTATGCCGATCCGCACGCCGCCTTTGCCTGTGGCCCACTCGGGCAGCAGCGCGAGGGCCGCGTTCAGGGTCTCGATGAAGCTGTTGATGCGCGTGACGACGCCGTTCAGCATCGCCTCGACGCCGGAGATCAGCCCGTTCGCGGCCTGGAACGCGAAATCGCCAATGGCCCCGGGCAGACTGCCCCAGATGGCAACGGCCGCGTCATAGGCGCCCTGGAAGATCGCCGCCGTCCGGTCGCCGAAGCGGACGACGCCAGCGATGGTGCCTTCGAGTGCCGACAGTCCGGCCGCCTTCAGCCCCTCCCATCCGGCTGCCATGCGGGCGAGGACCGCGTCCAGTGACAGACCGATGCGGGACCAGACTTCGCGCGCCAGATCGCCGAGCAGGCGGAATGCTTCGCCCACCCCGCCGACACGCGTCACCAGCTGCGAGAACTGATAGACCAGCTCGCCCGCGCCGACGATCAGCGCCCCGATACCGGTGCGGATCAGCGCACCGCGCAGGAAGACCAGAGCCGTGGCGAGGCCGCGCACGGAGAGGGCGGCGGCGGCAAGCCCTGCGACCCAGCGCCCGGCCATGACGGCAGCGAAGGTCGCGGCATAGGACGTCAGCCTTCCAAGGTTGCCGATCAGCGTGTCGAGGGCCGACCGCAGGATGCCACCGTCTGACGCGAGGGCGACGAAGGCATCGGCCAGCGCCTCGATGGTCGGGGCCAAGGCGACCGCGATGCGGTTCCGAAGGCCGTCGAACACGAGGGATACGGTGCCCAGCGCCAGTTGGGTGCGGCGCAAGGCTTCCAGCGCATCGCCGTCCAGAACCGCCCCGAGATCGGACGCCTGGTCACCCAGCCGCGCCATCTCGGCCCCACCATTGCGCAGGAGCGGCAGGAGGCGAGTCGCGTCCGAGGCCATGGCCTCAAGATAGAAAGTCATCTCCTGCTGGCTGAGACCGGCGTGTTCCAGCGTGTCGACGTAGAGCTGCAGGGCTTCGGGGCCTGAGAGTCGGGCGAACTGGTCGGCGGTGACGCCCACGCGCGGGGCGACATTCTCGAAGAAATCCGCCATCGGCCCGCCGCCGGTCTGCAGGAAATCACCGACCCGGTCATTCACGTCCGTCAGGATGTCTGCCAGCTTCTCCTGCTCGATGCCCACCGTGCGTGCCCCGGCCGACCAGCGCTGCAGGGCTTCCGGCGTCGCATTGGCGACCTGCGCGAACTGCCGGATTTGGGCAGCACTCTCGGCCGTTGAGCGAACGATGAGGCCGAGCGAAGCCGTGGCGGCGGCAGCAGCGGCCCCGAGCGCCAGACCCGCCCGGCGTGCAAAGGCGGCCAGCCGGGTGTTGGCCAGTTCCATCTCGCGCGACAGGCGGCCAAAGCCGCGCGCCCCAGCCTCACCGACACCTTCCAGCTCAGCGCGCACGCGACGTCCGCCCTCCGCCACGAGGCGGACGGAGACCTTCTTCTCAGCCATGAGGAAAACCTTGATTCTGTGGTAAGTGCTTAGGGCGGAGGGCAGGACTTGGAGTCTCTGTTTCAGTTGCCAAAGGACTGACGATGATCGGCCAAAGCCAAAGCACGCAGCACGGCGATGAAGAACCCAAGCCCACCGATCAAGCGGGGCTCGGGTTGCCACTGCGTGGATTTGATGAGGGCGAGGAGGCACAGTCCCGTTCGCTTCCGGCAAAGCAGGACCTGAAGGGACTGGCGCGTGGGGCTGTACCAAACGGCTATCGGGATCGATCTGATCGAACCTGAAACATGCGCGCGGCGCGCTGGTTGGTCTCATGGCGTCAGATCGGGGTTATCCCCGTTGAACGCTCGGCCATCTGCTCGTTCAGTTTGCGCACCATCACCGCCTCGATCTCGGACAGCAGTTCGGCGGTGATCAGTGCGCTAACGCCCAGCGCGTGTGCCAGTGACAGCGCGGCACCCATGTCCCATCCGATGACGGCGCCCGGCGCGATGCGCAGTTGGCCGCCGAGGCGCTGGGTCAGGTCCCAGACCTGCCAGCCCTCGACCGTCTGCGGCCGGTTCAGTCTTGCGGGGCAGTCCGGGCAGGGGCCTGTGCAGGCCGCGCAGTAGCCGTCGCCCCCGCCGAAGGACCAGTCGGCGAGGGCGCGGAGGCGTTTTTTTCTGCGTCCAGCATCAGACCACGGGCGACGTATTGCGCCTGAAAGGCCTCGAACACCGGCCAGATTTCGAGAAGGGCGTCGATCCCGGCCGGGCTGACCGGCACGAGGTTGCCGTCATCGTCACCGACACCTTCCCAATCCAGCACCGCGCGGCGGGCGACGGCCTTGGCCATGGCCAGCGCCATGTCCTCTTGGTTGGAGCTTTCCGACAGGTCGTCGATCAAGGGGTCCGCGCGAGCGGAGACCATCAGTGCCGTGGTCAGAGGGGCCACGAGGACGCGCAGGCCGGGTAGCAGGTCCAGCCACTCGGGCCGGTTGGACAGGTTCAGGCGGATCATGGTCAGTATCCCGTGACGGTGTTGACGAGGACGGCGGTGCACATGCGGGCGGGGCTGGTGGCCTTTGCGGCCTGCCAGTCGAAACTGGCCTGGATGCCCTGCGGTCCGGGGATCTCGATCCGCGGGACGGGCAGGTAGACGGCATGGGCTGTGAAGGTGAAACTGGCATTCGCGCCGAGGCTATAGGCGAACTCCAGTTCGCAGGGCGTGCCGTCGATGGCTTGGGTTACGAGGGCGCTATCGGCGAAGCGCACCTCGATCCGGCCGGTCAGGGCCGCCATACCAGGATCGGCGCCTTCGATCTTGCCGTCGTTGCGGATGGTCTCGATCCGGTCGAGGCCGTTGGCATAGGTAATCTCGGCCGAGACGACGTTGCCCAAGGCGGAGCCGTTGCGCTTCACCACCCCGTTGAAATGGCCGAAGCGCTGCAGGCCCAGCGCGGTCGGCGTGCCTGCGGCCGTGGTGGCTGCGATGGCTTCGCCTTGCGCGATCAAGCGTGCCGTGGCGGTCAGCAGGCCCGAGCGGTTCATTTGCCATGACAACTGGTCCATCACGCAGCCCGCATACATCGCGAACCGCGGCACCTCGGGCATGGCGACTTCGATGGCCATGGAGGGCAGCGTCCAGTTCCCCGACTGGAAGGTGTGGGTCTTGGGCGTGGTCCCTGTCGTTGTCGGGGCGCCGAAAGCGGCCTTCAGCCAGAAGCCGAAGGCCTCCACATCGATCGGCACGACCACCTCGCCATCGGCGGTGACGGCATCCTTGATCGGGGCGAGGGGATCGCGGCCGTAGCCCAGCAGTTCGCTGTTCAACAAGGGCTGTTCCGCGCCGAGCGTCGTGCGGGCGAAGGGCATCAGCCGATAGCCGCTGGCGGGCGGGGTGCCGTAAACCGTCTCGAACGCAAGCGCCATCTGCGCCCGCGCGCCGTGTGCGCGTGCCATGGGGGTCTCCTATGTGGGGGTGTCAGGCCAGGGGGCCGGTCGAGGTGTAGTGCAGGACGACGGTGATCACCGCCGCTTTCAGCGCCGCTGCGCCCTCAACCGGCAGGTCGACCGAGGCCGGGGCCTCGGGTTCGATCCAGTCGCAGAGGCCGCCCAGCGACCGGTCGGCTTCCATCGCCGCGCCGATGGTGGCGATCAGGCTGTCGAAGGCGCTGGCCCGGCCGGTGCCCGCCTGGACGACGACCTCCAGCTCGGCCCTGTGCTGGTAGTGATACCGCAGGGGCGACAACGTCACCTCTGGCTCGCCCGGCTGACCGTCGCGCAGGATGATCAGCCCCGCCGCCGGGATCCGCTCGGGCAGGACCTCGTCACGCAAGGTGAGGGCGGCAAGCGGCTGCAGCCGCGCGTGCAACGCGGCGAGAATGGCTTCGCGGGTGGTGGGCATTGACATAAACCTCGCAGCCTCCCTTGGGTCGTTGCCGTGTTGCAGGCACCGTGCGGTGGGGTGAACGCTTCTTTACCAACTGCCGCTACAAACCACCCGCGGGTCAGCGGGAGGTTCCATGCAGCACAATCTACGGGAGTTCCTCCGCCACGGTGGCAACGGGCAGTACGTGTTCGGACGGCAGAACGGGGTCGTGTACGGCTATCGCGCGGGCATTTCCATCAAGTCGCTTTTCCCCGGCTATGCCGACCTGCGCGCCGATTTCACCGACCAACTCGACCGCGTGATCGCCGACAACACCCGGATGCTGCTGAATGCGCTGACGCCCCCGGACACTGTGCCGTGGGTGACCGAAGCAGACCTGCGCGACGTTTCCGATGCGAAGGAGGAGGCGCTGCGCCGGTGGGATGCGCGCTTGACGGCCATCTTCGAGGAATACGAGACCCATCCGCAACGCTTTCGCCCCCTGCGAACCGCCATGGAAGAACGCCTGCTGCGGGCCTTCGCGGGTTTGATCAACCAGCTTCGGCAGCAGGACCTCGGCATCGAGCGTTACATTTGGCGATCCCAGGACGACGCGAAAGTGCGTGACAGCCATGCCGAATACGACGACCAAGTGTTTCGCTGGGACGAGCCACCCGCAGGCGGCCATCCGGGGCAGGCGCACAACTGTCGTTGCTATGCCGAGCCGGTTGCGCCGGGATCACGGAATGATGTGATCCTTGCAGAGTTTGCACCGACGGCAGACAGTTTTCCGAACAGCGGCGGGATCGTACGCAGGCTGGCAAACGGCCTGATAGCTCGGTCACCTGCTGGGATGGCGGCCTATGCTGCGCTGGAAGCGAACAACCTGCTTCAAGGCTTCGTGCAGTCCGCCCGCGAGCGGCGTGTCAGAGAAGCCGCCGCCATCCTGGGTGCTGACCTTGGCACCGTCGAAGGATTGCTCGCCGCGCAATCCTACGCTCAGGCGCTGGTTCTGGCTGAAAATGGTTTCCTGTCCGGTGCCCCGGAACGCGGCGAACGGGCGAGGGTGATAGCCGAGGCCATAGGCTTGTACGAGATGTACCGCCCCGGCCTGTTCACATTGCCCAACGAAAACGCCCTTGACGCGGTCAATCTTGCGCGCCGCCTCGCCGCAGACGCTCTCGCCGCACTGGACGCCGGGCGCCTTGTCATCGACGAAGGCTCACTTGCGCAGGGTTGGGTCGAGGTCTTTCCGGAACTGTCTGAGGATGACCGACGCCTCGGGCAGCTTCCCGGTTTTACGCCCGAACGCATCGAGCAATGGCTGGAAACCTACCCGGCCGAGGTGCTTGGGCTTCCGAACCACACGGGTTCGCCCCCTGTCGAAGATTCTACCGGCAACATCATCTCCACGCCGATCCCGGATGAAGCGGGGCCGAACATCGTGACCATGGAGAACCCGCATTCGATTGACAGCGTCTCTATCCCCGAAGACCGCGCGCGCCATATCCTGGATGGCGAGGGGCGTAGCGGAGGTCATCGATACGGAACGGGCACGCCGGGCAAGACTGAATTTCCCGCAACTTGGTCCGATGATGATATTCTGGATGCCATCCGCCAGGTAGCAGGCGCCGGAACGGTTATCGGTCCGGCGCACCGAGAGGGTGATCTCTTGATCAGCGGCGAGGTAAATGGCGTTACGATACGGGTTGTCGTACGGCCAAATGGGGAAGTGCGAACCGGGTATCCAGTTTCAGGCGATGGTGTCATAGAAAATCCGAGGCGAGAATGACCGACAAAGAAGCAATCAACCTGCTTGAGAAGCAGATCATGGCACTCGTTGCGGCTGGCGTTGATATGTCAATGGATCAAGAGTTCTTCCGTGTCGGGGAGTATGATCTCGCGCTAGAAGGTGTCTACGTCGCACACAAAAAGCATCCGGGTGTGCTCGATGCAAAAGAAGTGCGATCGCTCGTCGACGATTTCGGCATGGACACGACCGAATTCGACCGGTGAGCTGATTCCGGAGTTGACATGAACCTGTTCACACACCCGTACCGATTCACAATCGGCCTTCCACCCAGCCCGACACGATCCGCCCCGGCACGGCGTCGATGGCCCGCTCGGCATCCCGCGCCAGATCGAGCCGCTTGCGCAGTTTGACCTGCGGCACCAAGAGGAAGATCGGCACGGTGGTCAGCCCGCGGCCGGACTTCGCGCGGGATGCCACAGCCCGCCCTCTGCTGTTCAGCCGCCCTTCGGCCACCAGCAGGCTCGGACCGCGGCGGCGATAGATGAACCTCAGCCGCAACCCGGTGCGGCGTTCCCATTCGCCTGGGGTGATGCGGCCGCCGCGCATGGATTTGCCTGCGGCCGGGGTCGGGATGGCCAGCCAGAACCCGTCGCGCGACCGGATCAGCGGCCCGGTGTCATGCGCGCCGACGATCACCGGGGCGTTCGACCAGACCAGCGCCGCGGCGTTCAGGCTCTGGCTGCCCTTGGGATAGGTCGCCAGCCGGATCGAGTTTCCAAGCCGCGTGCCCAGCCCAGCGCCGGTGATCTGGCCGCGCCAGGCGGATTTGAGGCCCGCGCCCGCCTCGCGCATGGCGTTGGTAACTGTCATCTCGCCCGCAGCGACTTCCGCCTGCATCATCGCGACGATGTCAGGATCGATGGTGAGCTTCAGTTTCATCGCGGTTCACGCCGGGCGGAGATCGAGGGTCCAGATCAGCCGTTCCCGGTCGCGCAGCGGTTCCCCCTGGATGACATGGCTGTCCGCGTTGATGACAATCACGTCGCCCGGCCGCGGGGCGGGCAGGTCGGCCACGCGGACATCCACCACGGTCGTGTCGCTGACGAAACGGCCCGCGCCGAAGTCGGTGGCGCGGTCGGGCGCGCGGCGGATGATGCGGATCGGGCGTTCCTCGGACGTGGTGGCCGAGATCCAGAGGGCGGGGGCCGCCATGGAGGCATGGGTGAAGAGGCGGTCCATGGCGGCGGCGAAGACGGACATTGGAAGGCCCGTCAGTTCGAGCTGTGGATCCGGACGGCCAGCCGGGGCCGCTTGTTGACGGGCAGGATCGAGGACTCGGTCATCACGTCGATCCAGCGGCCTTTCTCGTCGAGGTGCTGGCGGGCATAGAGCGGCAGGCCGATGGTGTTGGCGGTCTCCAGGAGGTTCGCCGGGCCGCCATAGGTCGTGAAGGTGTCCATCGTGCCCAAGGGAAAGGCGATGCCCTCGTTCGCCGGGACCAGCCGTTCGGTGGCCTTGGTCGAGAGGGTGACGGTGCCGGAATACTCCTCGAACAGGATGCCGCCGAAGGGGAAGTTCCGCCGCACGTCCTCGCGCAGCGGCTGGGCGCCGGTCGAGGCGTAGAACTTGTAGGCCTCCTCGGTTTTGGGGTGCGCGATCAGCTTGTCGAAGAACTCGCGGCTGACGAGGGCATGGACGGAGGTCATCGCTTCGCCCAACAGATTGTCCTCGATGGCCCGCAGCACCTCGCGCACCTTGCCTTGCAAGCTGGTGCCTGCGGTGCCCAGCACGAAGTCGACGGAGATCTGGGCGAGGCCGAATTCGGTGAAGTAGTTGTAGAGCGTGGTGCCCGCGCCGTCCTTCACGATGCCGCGGAGCGCGTTCATCTCCATGTATTCCCGCGTCTGGGCATGCTTGCGCCGCATCAGCAGCAGCTTGCGGTTCATCACCTCGACGAGGGGATCGGCCGCGTCGAAGGCGCCGCCCAGCGCGGGGGCGCCTTGGATGTCGGCAGGCAGGACCACGTCGTCATGCGGGATCCACGGCAGGGCGAAGGACCGCATCGACCGGCCTTCCCGGGTGCCGACGGTGGCGGGGCCGCCGAGTGGGACGGAGGGCAGGAGGCTGAGGACGCCTTCGTATTGCTCGATGATGACGGACCGCTGGCTGACGCCTTCGAAGCGGAAGAGGCCGATCTGGGCGAGGCGGGTGTAGAGGTTGGGCAGGATGTTGATGGCCTGCGTCATCTCGGCCAGCGAATAGCCGCCAGCGTCGAAGGGGTTGCGGACGAGGGTCATGGGGATGCTCCGGGGGAATGAAGGGAGATGCGCGGCTGGCTGGTAGGCGTCAGACGCCGTCGCGGGCGACGATGCCGACGGCAGCGAGCTGGCCGATCTTGGTGGTGATCTTGGCGGTGTCATCGACGGTGGCGTCGTAGGCGAGGCCCGCGCGCGAGACGATGGCGGGGCCGCGGGCGACGACGATGCCCACGGCGTCCGCGAGGGTTGCGTCCACGGCGTAAAGCAGCACGGCTGTGGCGGTCTGCGCGCCATCGGTGCCGCCGCTGGTGGCCAGCTTGTATTTGCCGCTGGCGGTGATGCGGCCGAGGACGGCGCCGACGGGGTAGGGCGTGCCCGCGAGCAGCGTCACCACCTCGCGGGTGTAGTTCGGGTTGACCTCATATTTGAGGACATCGCCCATGCTGGGCGGTTCCGTCAGGACGGGCATGGTTCAGTCTCCAGGATGTTCGGGGGATGGTGATGCGCCGGGATCAGCGCGAGGCGGCGGCCGACTTTTTCGCGGCCGCGACGATGGGGCTTTCCTTGGTGCCAGCCGCTGGGGCAATGGCGATGATGCCTGCGGCATCGCTGCGGGCGGCAAGATCGGCCAGGACCTTGGCGCGAAGCGCGTCGGGTTTCACACCCTTGGCGACCGCATCGGCGGCATCGATCTGGATGCCAAGGCGCGCGGCCTGCGCGCAGACCTGAGAGACCTCGGCCGCCTCGGCGCGGATCGCTTCGGGCGACATCGCGACCGCCGCCGTCTGCGGCGGTGCGATTGCCGCGGGCGGGGCCGGTTCCGGCGGGGTGCTGGCAGCAGGCGCGAGCGCAGGCTGCGCATGGTCTTCGGGGGCAGTGGTCATCATCGGGCCCTTTCCTCTGGGGGTGGTTGTGCCGCGGGGTGCGGCGGCGAAAGCGCGGAAGGCGGTGACCGGATCGGCCACCTCGTCGGCGAGACCGGCGAAGACGGCCGCCGCGCCGCGGAAGACGGCGGCTTCGGTGCCCAGCGCCCTTAGGGTGTCCAGGCGTCGGCCGCGCCCTTCGGCGACGGTTTCGGCGAAGAGCTGGCGGAGGTCTTCAAGTTCGCCCGCGATCCGGGCGCGGACGGTCTCGGGCAGAGGCTGGTAGGGGTTCGCATCGACCTTGCGCGCGCCTGCATGGATCAGGGTGACGGCGATGCCCTTCTGGTCGAGCGCTCCGCTCATGTCGCTGTGCATGGCCACGACACCGATGCTGCCGACAGCCCCTGTGCGGGGCAGGACGATCCGGTCGGCTTGCGACGCCAGCGCATAGGCGGCCGAGAGGGCGTGATCGGCGACGAAGGCATGGACTGGCTTTTGCGTCCGGGCGGCCCGGATGCGGTCGGCGAGGTCGAACGCGCCCGCCACTTCGCCACCGAAGCTGTCGATGTCGAGGGCGATGCCGCGGATGGCGGGATCGGCCAGCGCCGCCTGCAACTGCGCCGCAATGCCTTCATAGGATGTCAGCCCCGACGACTGCCCGATCCAGGCCCCGCGATGGACCAGCGTGCCTGCGATCTCGATGATTGCGATCCCGTCCACGACGGCAAAGGGCTGGCTACCGTTCCGCGTCTGTCGGGCAGTCTGTTCATCACCGAAGAGCGACGCGCGGGCAGGCAGAGTGGCTGCTTCACGATCCTCGGCCGCGATTTCCAGCCCCTCGACGCTGATCTCTCGCCCGGTGATCCGGGGCCCCAGCCCGGTCAGGAAGGCCAGCGCCTTGGCGGGATCGACCATCAGCGGTGTGTTGAAGACGCGCTGGGCGATCTGGGTGTGGTGCATCATGCGTCCTCCGCGGGCCGGGGTTCCCGGTCCTCGCCGTCGTCATCTTGATCGTTGCCGTCTTGCCGATCCTGCCGCCGGTCCTCGGCATCATCCGGCCCCACACCGCCACCCGCCGCCTGTGCCGGGGATCCCGGCCGCCGGAAGTCGAGACCCAGTTCGGCCTCGCGTTTGCGTTCGGCCGCGATCTCGCGGTCGACCTGTTCGGGGTCGTATCCCCGCTCAGCGATGGCCTGCGTGCGGGATTTCAGGCCTGCTTCGATCTGCAGGATCTCGGCCGCGGCATCCTTGGCTGGGTCGATCCAGTCCCACTTGGTGGGGAGCCAGTCGCAGGCGAGATAAGCACGCCGGTCGGTGGCATAGCCCGGCAGATCGATGGCGCCCGCAACCACCGCCGTGTCCATCCAGCGCGTCCAGACGGCGCGGCAGAGCTGATAGACCATCACCGAATGCTGGAAGGCGGAGATACGGCGGCGGAAATCGACGAGGGCGATCCGCGTGTTCGAGAAGTTGCCCTTGGCGGTGTCGCCGGTCAGATAACCATAGGGCACGCCCAGCGCGGCCCCGATCTGCAGCAGCGTCCGGTACTGGAAAGGCTCATAGGTGCTGCCCGAGTCGGGGGTGGATGGCGTCGTGACATCCTCGCCGGGGTCCAGTCGCACGACTTGGCCCGGTTCAACCTCGAGATCGTCCTCGGCCGGGTCGAGGGCGGTTTCCAGGGCAGGGGAGGTGATGAACATCGCGAACATCGCCGCGGTTTTCTTCCGCTCGAGTTCCGCGTCGTCATAGAGGTCCAACGTGAAGAGCTTCACCACGGCCGCGGCAAAGCGCGACACCCCGCGCAGCTGGCCTGCTTCGACCGGGTCGAGGATGTGGATCACCTCGGACGCGGGCACGCGCACCGTTTCCCCGGCCAGCCTCGGATCGGTCAGGTCGCCCGGATGGCGGCGCAGGAAGTGGTAGGCCACGCGGCGGCCGATCCCGTCGAACTCGATGCCCTGCCGGATCGACCCCGCGCCGGGCAGGACGCGGGTCAGATCCTGCGGCAGCATTTCCGAGGGCAGCATCTGCAGCTGCATCGGCACCGTCAGACCATCTTCGGCACGCCGCGTGCGGATGCGCAGGAAGACCTCGCCTGCCAGAAACACTTCGCGCGCCGCCCGGCGCTGCAGGCCGAAGAAATCGGTCAGCCCCTCGGCATCGGCCTCGTCGGTCCAGGCGAGCCAGAGCTTTTGCAACTCCTCCTTCTTCGCGGCATCAGCGACCTTCGACGACGGCTTGATCCCGTCGCCGACCACATGGTTTGCAAAGGCATCGACCGCATTCGCAGCATAGCCGTTGTTGCGCACGAGCCAGCGCGAACACGCCGCCTGACGCGCCCACACCGCGCGACGGCCGCCCCGTGCGATGACGGGGGTGAGCCCGGACCGTGGCCCCAGTGGGGCCGCGTAAGCCGGGCGAACGTCCGTAGAAGGCGCGCACAGCGCGCGCCCACAGCCACGGAGGCCCCGATGACCACCCCGTCCGACACCCAGTCCCTGATCCTGTCCCGCGCCGCGACCCGGCCGGGCAACCTCGCCCTGCCGCTGCCCGAGGGGCTGGTCGGCGCCGCCGCCAAGATGGTCGTCGGCAAGATGATTGCCCGCGGCTGGCTCGAGGAGGTCGAGGCCAATCTGCGGCGCAGCGAGCCGATGTGGCGCGAGACCGGCGACGGCCACGGCACAACCTTGGTCGCTACCGAGGCCGGGCTGGAGGCCATCGGGATCGAGCCGGTGGTGGCCAACGCCGTCGCCAGTGTGCGGAAGGCGGTGCCGAAGCCGGAACCCGCGGAATTGCCCGAAGACACCGGCACCGCAAAACCGGTCGCCATCCGCGTTGGCACCAAGCAGGCCCAGATCATTGCCATGCTCCAGCGCCCCGAGGGCGCGACGGTCGCCGAGATGGTCGCGGCCACCGGATGGTTGGCACACACCGTCCGCGGCTGCATCTCGGGGGCGCTGAAGAAGAAGCTGGGTCTGCCCATCGCCGCGGAGAAGGCGGAGGGCCGGGGAACGGTCTACAAGCTCTGACTTGCGGCCCAACCAATTGAATAGCCATGACACTTTAGATCCTATCCTGTAGTCTCCAGGCGGACGATGCCTCTTGGTGACTCGATGACTGATGACGCTTCTGCAAAGGACAAACCAAAGACAGCGCGAGAGCACTGCCCTGAGTGCAACGCTGAACGCGTCTGTGACGTTCACGGTCATGTCTACGTGCCATGGCATTGGGAGGACAAACAGAACGGCTATTCGATGAATGGGGGTGTTGACCATTCACTGCTTCAGTGTCGCGGTTGCGAAACTGTTTTCTATTTGCACGATAGCTGGAACGATGAAGACCTGAATTATTGGTATGGCCCAAATGGTGAAACGCAAGGCGAATATGCTCGAACGAAGATCACTTACCCGAAGCCGGAAAGCGCCGCAAAGCCGGTTTGGTTGGACGCTATCGGGAAGATCGATAGCCAGCTTCAGGCGATACTGAACGAAATGTATGTCGCCCGAGACAACGAAGCTTACATTCTGACTGCTGTTGGGCTTCGCACCGCGCTCGATCGAGGTACCGAAGTGCTTGGAATCGATCCGGCAAAGACTTTTGCAGAGAAACTGTCCGACCTACAGAATGGCGGATGGATCGGAGCGACAGAGCACGACATCCTTGAAGTGATAACCGATGCTGGTAACGCTGCCGCTCATCGCGGCTGGGCGCCTGACTCTAAAGATATAGATCAGCTCCTTTACGCAATGGAAGTGTTCCTGCAACGCGCCTTCATCGTTGGCAAAAAGGCTCTGAGCATCAAGAGCACGATTCCCCCAAAGCCAAAACGCCAGAAAGTTGCAAAGACCAGCTAAGTCATTCGAATATTCCGGCTAGTTCAAAGGTTGTCGAAGAGCTTCCTCTTCTTTCCCGTTGCCATTTCCCACCGCCGCACGGCAACGTCGCAGTAGACCGGGTCCAGTTCCACCGCGCAGCAGCGCCGCCCGGTGCGCTCTGCCGCGATCAGCTGGGTGCCGGAGCCGCAGAAGGGTTCGAACACCAGGTCGCCGGGGTCGGAGAAGGCTTCCAGCACCGCCTCGACCAGCGCCACAGGGAACACGGCCGGGTGCGATCCGGCCGCGCCCAACCCGCCCTTGTGGCGCATGATCCGGAACACGCTGTCCGGGATACGGTGGCTCTGGATCGCGTTGCCGTAGCCGGTCTTGCGGTCGACCGTGCCATCGGCCCCACGCAGGCCGCCGCCGCCGAGTGTTTCGCCTGCGTGCTTGCTCTCCACCGTCTTGTTCGGCTTTCGTGGCTGGCGGTTGAAGTGAAAGATGAACTCGTGCGAGGGGGCCAGCCTCCCGTTCCAGTCGCCGGGCAGGCCGGGCCCCTGGTCCCAGACATACCAGCCGAAGCGCCGCCAGCCCTGTGCGCGCATCCAGTCGAGCCAGTCCTCCCAATAGGGAATCCACTCGCCATCGCGATGGACGAGGCCGAGGTTGACCAGCAACTGGGCGTCGGCGGCGCCGGGTGCTGCGGCGAAGACGCCCTGCATCAGCGCATCCCAATCGCCGACCTTCTCCTTCGCCGCGCCATAGTCGCGCTGCTGGGCATAGGGCGGGGAAGTGAACATCAGCGCTGCCTGCGCCCCATCCATCAGCCGCGCCACCACGGTCGGGTCGGTCGCATCGCCGCAGATCAGCCGGTGATGCCCGAGCCGCCAGATGTCGCCGGGCCGGGTGATCGGATCGTCCGGGGGCTCGGGGATTGCGTCGGCTGCGTCATCGTCGATGGGCGCGCGATCGTCGACATCGTTCAACAGCGCGTCCAGTTCGTCCTCGGGGATGCCCATCAGCCCGAGGTCGAAGTCCTCGGCCATCAGCCCGCGCAGTTCCTCGAGCAGCAGCGCCTCGTCCCATTCGCCCAGTTCGGTCAGCTTGTTGTCGGCGATCCGGTAGGCCCGGCGTTCGGCCTCGTCGAGATGGCTGAGCCGGATCACCGGCACCTCGGTCAGCCCGAGCATGGTGGCCGCCAGCACCCGGCCATGCCCCGCGATCAGCTCGCCGTCGTCGGCCACCATGCAGGGAACGGTCCAGCCGAACCTGGCCATGCTGGCGGCGATCTTGGCCACCTGGTCGTCGCCGTGCATCTTGGCATTGCGGGCATAGGGGCGCAGCCGGGCAATCGGCCAGGACTCAACCTGGCTGTAAGCGTCGTCTGACGGTCACCCGGCTTTCAGCTTGACGGCCGGAAATTCCACGGGAGCAGTTCGTCGAGCCGGCTTTGGGGATGGCCGTTCGCGATGGCCTCGAGGGTGGCCTTGAGATAGGCGAAGGGCTCCGCACCGTTGATCTTGCAGGTCTCGATCAGCGAGGCGATGCGGCCCCAGGTTCTGCCGCCCTCGTCGTGACCGGCGAAGAGTGCATTCTTGCGATTCAGGGCAATCGGGCGCACCAGATTTTCGACATTGTTGGAGTCGATCTCGACGCGGCCGTCGGTCAGGAAGGTCTGCAACCCGTTCCAGTGGTTATGGATATAGGCGAGCTTTTCGCCGAGGCGGGACTTGGCGGAGACGCGCAGGCGTTGCGCCTGCAGCCACTCGCCGAAGGCGGCGACCAGGGGTGGACCTGCACCGGTTCTGTTCCGGTCAGGTGCTCATGTTAGGCGGCCCTCTGTTCGAAGGCCACGGGTGATTTCCAGCCGAGGGCTGAGTGTT